ACGCCACTCATATTCGCGCCCTCCTTGAGACGCTACGCTCGTGAACCTGCCACATATCGTTTAGCGTGACCTCATTCTGTGGCCCAACAATCAAGGTCTTGCTCTCTAACGGCCTCTGCGCGGACGGTTCAGCCCTCCACGCAACGGCTAACATACGGAAAGCGTCGGCAGGGTGTGATGTCCAATCGTGTCGGGGTGATGCCCTGAACGCTTTCTTGTCCTCATCATACTCTCGTTGATACTGGCGTAAAGCCTCTATTCCGTCGCCACATTTTACGGAATTGAACCAAGTTCGGGGCAACATCTGGCGAATTGCTTGGATTCCATCCTGCAAGCCGATGTTTGGCACCACGGACAAATGGTTGATGCCGAGGTGGTCAGCCAACTGCTCTACGATGCTGCGCCCCGTCTGTAGGCTCTTGGCGCGTGCGTCATGCGGCAGGTAATGCTTGCCGTAGGTGTAACCTTTGTTAACGACTACCTCCGCGATGGCGCGGATGTCTGCACCCGAGACTGCGTAGAAGTCGATAACGCGCACCTCGCCGCCCACCACCTGATACCACCAGATAGCCGTGTCGTCGCGGTAGCCCAAGTCCCATGCGGTGTGTACCGGATACCCCGGCTCAAAGACTACACGCTCGTTAATACGCGACTCTGCCTGTCGCATCTCTGTGCCGAAGAACGCGCCGAGGATAGCCGCCTCGAAACTGCACTCGTACTCTTGGAGGTACTGGTCTTCGGACAACTGCGCCTTTGCCGCGTTGAGTTCACTCTGGGGCAGCAAGCCCGAATCGCTGGCAGGCAGGCGCAGGACAAACCACTCATCTGGGATGCGCCGTGCCGTTTCGTAGATGTCCCAAAATTGGTTCTTGCCCTTCGGCGTACCGGCGAACACAGCCCAGCCTTGTTTGTCGGAGAGCGCAGGCCGGATGACATTGCCAAACACGCTTGGCTTAAAGTCGCCGTACTCGTCCATGTACACGCCGCTGAACCCGAGGCCGCGCATTGCGTCTGCGTTGTCTGCGCCGAATAGGCTGACCTTCGTGTTGTTAACGAGCGTGATGGTCATCATCTGCTCGTTGGTGTCGCTGATGAGCGGCTGGGCGTAGTGCTTGAAGTAGTCCCACGCAATGCGGCGTGCTTGGTTCTGATATGGAGCGACATACCCGAAGAGGCCGTTTGGCCCCTTGTACATGAAGGCTGCGCGGATGATGTCGTTAACCGCTGCGACAGTCTTGCCAGCACGCCGATGCGCGACGAGGCAGGCCCACCGCTTTGTGCGGTCGTGGAACGGCATGAAGGCCCGTCTAGGGCGATACGGGAGTTCTACCCGCTGCTTCACTCGGGTTTGCCCCAAGTCGCCTCAATCTCAATCTTGCTGCCGTCTGGGCCGCTGTGTTCGTGGCGTGCGAGTTTAGGCACATGGTATTCAAGCAAATCGCTGAAGCACTTAAACGCCGCCTCTGCGCCCTTCTCTTGGTGTATCTCGTCGAGCCAGCCCTGCAAGCGGTCTGCGTTGCCATCTACGAAACGAGAAATGGCCTCCCTTGCGGCGGCTGTGGCCTTGTTGGGGATGCCTGCTCGACTGCCCCCGCCTGTCTTTACGCCTTTAGCCATTGCACTTCTTCACAATCTGCCATGCGGACAGTTTACTGCTGTTTACCGTGCCGCATCAACCTGTTAATCCCGCTTAAGTATCTTGACCTTCTTTTCCTCACCGGGGAACACGACAAAGTTACGCGTTCCGGTTGCAGAGTCACCGCCGCGACTGCCTGCGTCTAAATACTTGATGCCGGGGATGCCTAGATTTTTAAAGTATTCAGATGTGTTAACTTGACTGTCTTGCTGTTCAGCAAGATAACGGTAAACGCTCTCACCATCGTAACTATCTGGGTCGCCCATGTAGTAATCAAGACCACCGCCTTCCCCGTATTTTTCTGCGTCTTTTTTGGCTAAATTTTTCAAAATTGTCTGGACACTTTCCGGCTGCTCACTTAACGGCTTATCCCAATCGAGCATACGGTCTATCATCTCGTCGGGGAGGTCGGCTTTGTAGAGGGACGATTTTGATTGCGCCGTGATTTTGCCAATCTGATTAATCAATTTACCGTGCTGCGGGTACATTTCCTGCAATTCGCCTGCGGTTTTATGCAGCATTGCCGACTCCAAGACATTCATAGAATCATAGTCTTGTCGCGCCTCGGCTTGCTTGTATAGCCTCATCAATTTTTCTTCGGTTTTAGTGTCTCGCGGTTGATAACCTTTTGCCACATCCATGTTTTCAGCGTAATAAATCCCATGCCCATACGCCTGCGCTCCCTCACCCGTGCCAATCTTGCTTGCGTCAAACTCGCCTAACGGGTTGGCTTCGGTCGGCTCAAAGCGATGCGGGGTGCCGTGGTAGACATCAAGTTCAGCGATGGGGGCGGTTTTGCGTAGCGCAGCAGCCAACCGCATAGGGTCAACCATCGACCCTGCGTATTCACCGGCAGCGCGGGGACTGGTCATCGCCTGTCGTGCGCGTTCAACCTCGCCCTGCACGAGAGCCTTGCCCGTCTGAACCGGCTGCGTAACGATTGCCTTGCCGATGGTACCGAGGTCTTGGGCGGCTTGGTCTAGGCGAGGGGTCGAGCGGTCGGCGGCTTGGGCGTACTCTGCCGTCGTCATGCGCCCGATGTTGGGGTCGCTCGTAAAGGCCTCGTATGCAAGTCCACCGACATCCCGTGCGCGGTCTGCGAGGGTATCGACTACCCCGCCACCGAAGTCAGCGGCACGGTCGCGCATCTGCTGGAGGTATTGCAGCGCGGCAGCAACCCGTGACGGTTCCGCTTTCTTCGCCATTATTCGAGGTTTTCGAGTTTGTACTTGAGGCTCGTCACAGCATCCACAACCGCATCGAACAGGTTAACAAGGTCGCTGTCCTTCGGGAGTGAGCCTTTGATTTCGTCGAGGAAGGTCAGCAGCGACTTCACATACGCCTTCGGGTTGCTGTTCTTGTGGAACTCGACATCGTAGCCCGTGATGATGCCGTAGCGTCCCTGATACGCCTCGGCGTACTTGTCCACAAGGTCGGGGATGGCTTCGTAGTATTCCCCAAGCGCCATGTGCTGCGCGAAGGACTTCGTAGCAAGGTGCTGAAGGTGCGTAATGGTCGCGCTGTGGAACATGGTTCCGACAAACAAAGCCGCGTTTTTTTCGTGAGCAGCCATAACTCTCCCCTATGGTACGATGATGCTAGACCCCTACAGGGAAGGATGCAAGCATGACTACCATCTCCGAAGCCTACCGCGCCCAGCAGGTCGAACTGCACACCAATCCCGCCTATGGCGTGGCTTCCATCGCCTTTGCGCCCATCGTTGCAAAGTTAATCGTGGATAACGGCATCAAGTCGTTGTCCGACTACGGTGCTGGCAAGAAGAACCTGCAACGCGCCCTTGAGCCTGCGGGTATCTCGATTGACTACCGACCCTATGACCCAGCCTTCCCAGAGTACGGGCCTCCCGTAGAGGCTGATATGGTCTGCTGCATTGATGTGCTGGAACACATCGAACCTGACCGGCTCGACGCTGTGCTGGATGACCTTGCCCGTATCATGCCCCGGTTGGGTTTCTTCAGCGTCCACACGGGGGCGGCGGTCAAGGTGTTAAGCGACGGCAGGAACGCCCATCTTATCCAAGAGCCTGCGCGGTGGTGGCTTCCCCGGCTTTGCGAACGCTTCCACATTCACCACCTCCAGCACCATCAACTCATGGGTCAAGGCTTCTGGGTCGTCGTCAGTCGCGCCTGAAGCCACGCAACCGTTTCGGCAGGGTCTCGGGCTAGGTACCACATCCCAAGCGGCTCAAACGCCATCTGGAAGCGTTCCTGCCCTTTCCGCAGTTTGCCCGTTGGGGTCTTGATTTCGAGGAAGGCAGCAAAGCCGGGGGCGGTGACCAGTTTATCGGGTACGCCCTGCCCTGCCAGCCCGAGGTCGTACACCGTAAACCCTGCCGCTCTTACGGCTGCGGTAATGGCGGCATCGTTGGCATCCCGGCGTGCGGCGTAGCGCATCAGAAAGACCCGTCGGCGTACTCGTACCACAGCCGGTACACCGCAATGAACTCATCCACGCCTTCGCCTAACAACTTTGGTTTGCCGAAAGGTGGCACCGAGTAAAACCGTCCGATGCGTAGCCCGTTGTCCGTATCGCCGCGCACCACCCAAACTTGAAAACCCGTAGTCCCTGCAAGTGCCTGCAAGGTGCGGCGCAGCCCTTCGGACATCCCCTCACCCTGACGCTTCCATTCGAGTACAAGGAACTTTCCCTTTCGCTCGATGATGCCGTCAATATTGCACGGGCAGGCTTTAGGGTTGTTCGGCAGCAACCCGAGGAATGCGCCGTAATCAATATGCGGCGCATCCCGGTTCTTCATCAGCCGCTCAAACTCCACGGCGTTTGTCGTGCGCTGCGCGTTGTGGTGATACCCATCCTGCCTTGGTCTTAACCCAGCCGCGAGACTTCAGTAATTCCTCGCCACCGCAAGCACCGCTGCGATGCTGGAGAATGCTCGACGCGCCGAAGAACTTCTGACCGCATTGCTTACAGGTGCGGGTCATTTGCTCCCCCTCGCACGGATGGCTTCAGCGCAATCAAACGCATCCTTGTAAATACGCTGACTTATGTCGTCCGTTATCTGGATTTCATCGCTAGGCTGTTCGCATACCTTCGCACACGCCTCCCGCTCGGCCTCGACCGCTTGTTTAATCATGTCACTACTGTTGCGAAACGCTTGTGAGTAAAGTCCACCGTCTCCCGCTATAAATCTATGACAGGGTAAACACAACAGTCCAACAAACTGACCTTCGTTGCTGTGATTTTCGCAGTCCTTGACGGCACACTTGATGTTGTAGTCGCGTGTCATTTGCTCCCCCTCGCACGGATGGCGTTAGCGATGTCCCATGCTGCGGCAGATTTGCCGGGGTTGACCAACAAGATGGCGGTGTTGTTTATCTGGCTGTCGGCAATCTTCGCACACGCCTCCCGCTCGGCTGCTGCGACGAGGGCGGCGAAGCGTTGGTCACGAACTTCCAACCATCCGGGGTGATATTCGCCTTTTTCGTAGATAGTGTCGGCGTAATCTTCGACCTCCCGCGACCATCGGATAATGTCCTCGCGTGTCACGGCTTCACCTCCCGCGCCTTGAGCATCTGGTCGGCGTGGATATACCGCGCCTCGTACCGCGTGATGTTCTGTGCGCCGTGCGGCGGGGTCTGAATTGCTGCGATGTCAGCGTCCGTCGCGTGAGTAGCGAACCAGTCGCGCAGGGTCATGCCTTGCTCTTCGTTCGCGTTTTTGTCGTCGGGGAAATACTGAATCGTGCTCGGAAACGCTGGGCCGCCGTCGTTGATGCTCATGTTCCTATCTCCTGCGCCTTTTCGATAAGTCGAATCGCCATCGTGATGTTTTCCTGCTGCGAAACATCCGACTGCATCACATATACCGCGTTAATCATCGCCTCGCCTGCGGTATACATCCGCTCGTAATCGTCGTTCGGGCGACCACCAAACTTGTAATCGGGGTCGGCTTCCAACATCCGTTCACTCGAATCCTCGATTGCAGCGTCCATGTCGGCTACGGTTTTTGTCTGGCACGCTATCTGCCACGACTTGCCGTGACCGTCGGCATTTGCCTGTACTTGGTACGCTTTCAACGCATCCCACATCTCGTTCATTGTTGCCTTCACGATTGCACCTCTCGCTTTTTGAGTTTGTTCAGACCGCGTTCGCCGAACAACTGACGCACCATCGACATCAGGTGCGGGTGACCCAGCACCTCGGCTGCATCGGCTAACCGCAATGCGGCGGCAGTCGAGTCTTTCAGACGCTCCATCGCATCCGCATCAGGGCTGATGGTTAGTCGAGCAAGATATGCCTCACAGAGTTTGAGCCGGTTTAGCGGGGTCGGCTCCAACTTGCCCCAAGCCCTTGCATTCCACTCGTCTTGTTCAGCGTGACGAGAAATGTCGGCGGCTTTCTGCTTATCGGTCTTTTCGACCTTCTCGCCCGGACGGGGTGCGGACTTCTTCAACTCGAACAGCCCCTGATACTGGTTAGCAATGGACTGCTCGACCACGGCATCTTGGTCAGCACCAAACCGCGACAGTTTAAGTTTCATCGCGTGTTCGCTGACTTCCTTGATGGGCTTGCGGATGGCCTTGCGGTAGGCAACCCAGCGTTCCCATGCGGCTTCGTCTAGTTCGTGCATAAAAACCTCTCTGTGGTTAGACAAAACAAGCGTAACTGTTCACGGAGGTTAATGCAACAACTTTAGTTTAGGCTTCTAGATTCAAGACTGATTGAGGCTAAAGATGGTCTAGAAGGATGGTCTAGACTCTGATGACTGATGGTGAACTCTGCACGGTTTAGACGGAATACGCCTAAAGCGAGTCGTGCAGAATTGATGACTGACGGAGCCACCCTGCTGTCGGCTACTTTTGCTCGAGGTTCGTCTCCTCAAGTGCCATTTGCGCTTCCCGACGATACGCCGCGCACCCACAGGCTGGCTGCCCCGGTGTGGGTTTAAGGTCACCTTGCGCGTAGTTTCCCCGACCAAGATGTCCCGAGCGTCGGAGGTGGGCATTTGACAAACCGTTTCCCCCGGTTTATCTTGCCTTTACCTCGACTCGCATTCCGAGGATAGGGCCATCCCCCCGCCCGCGTCAAGCCCTCCTTCACGGAGGGTTTGTCGTTTAAGGGTTGGCGTCCAGAGAAGTCCTGTAGCGTCCAATCGCACAGAAACCCGCACCAGAGAGATTCTGGCGGCTTTACAGCAGGGGTAGGGGTCAGCCGGGGGTAGGCGTAGAATCGGCTGTAATCGGCGGGGTGAGGGCTTCTAGCGCCTTCCATTGCCATACCCGCATAGCAGGTAGTTTCCCTGCCTTGACCCACCGTGAGACAGCAGGGCGGCTGACTCCCAGTTTACGGGCGAGGGCGGCTTTAGAGCCTGCGACTGCGAGGGCGGCTTGAATGTCCATGAAGCGGTAAGTTAACGATGGTAAAAATAAATGCAAGAGGCTGTTGACATCGGTTAACAGCAAGCGCATCATGGCTCCACGGTCACAAACGACCGGCAACCGGAGCAACAGATATGCGACCCATCCCCCAACACCTGCCCCCCGCAATCCGCTGGGCAATCGCAGCAGGTGAATCCAGAGCAGCACGCGACCTTGCGATGAAGCACGCACGAGCGCACGCAGACATCCGCGCAGCGTTTGTTATTTGCGCTCGAACCAACCAACGGCTGATGTTCCAAGCCCTACAGATGGCGAGGGCAACAGTATGAAAACCGTTGGCCTGTACTTGTTTTCGTTTGCCATGTTTGCCGCCCTCGCGTGGCTTGCTGTGAGGACTTTCTGATGGACGACTGGCAACAGCAACGCGAGTGCGAGGAACATCGGTACTACACCGAGCCGGTCATCCTCACTTGGACGCAAGCCGATATCGACCGCCACAACGAACTGCGGCGCGAACTTAAACAAATGATTGAGGAGAGCAAGAAATGTCGGAACTTCTGAAAATCAATGT